ACAACACGCCGATATCGTTGGTGTGGGCGGAGAACGTCGTCCGCAAGACGGATCGCTCTGTTTTGATCTTGACTCCGCTTGCCGTTGCTCGGCAGTTCGTTCGGGAGGGTGACAAGTTCGGGATTGGTGTTCACTATGCTAGAGAAGGCGATGCGCAGAAAGGGATTAACGTCGTCAACTATCAGCGGCTCCACTACTTCGATCCGTCGGACTTCGCCGGATTGGTCTGCGACGAGTCGGGTGTTTTGAAACATCATGATGCGAAGACACGTCAAGCCGTTTCTTTGTTTTGCTCTAGGATTCCCTATCGTTTGCTGGGGACGGCTACGCCCGCACCGAACGATTTCATGGAGTTGGGAAACTCTGCCGAGGTTCTGGGGGTGATGCGGTACGCTCAGATGTTGGGTATGTTCTTCGTCAATGACGGGGAAACTTCCAGCCAATGGAGGTTGAAGGGGCACGCGAAGAAGAAGTTTTGGCAGTGGGTCTCGATCTGGGCGAGGGCGGTTCGGAAGCCTTCCGACTTGGGATTTGATGACGATGGTTTCATTCTGCCTCCATTGACAGTTCAGCACCATACCGTGGCTGCTGCAGGGCCGGAAGCGGGGGTGCTGTTCAACTTGGCGGCCCGTACGTTGAATGAACAGAGGAGAGAGAGGAGAAGAACCTTGAAACAGAGGTGTGAGAAGGTTGCCGAGGTTTGCCCTTCTGATCGCGCGTTCATCGTTTGGTGTCAGTTGAACGCCGAGGGCGACTTATTGGAGAAGTTGCTGCCGGATGCTGTGCAAGTTAAAGGGAGCGACGATAACAGGGTGAAGGAGGAGCGTTTGGATGGATTTGCAAGAGGTCAGATTCGAGTGCTCGTGACGAAGCCGAAGATCGGCGGATGGGGATTGAATCTCCAATGTTGTTCGGACGTGGCTTATTTTCCGAGCCATTCGTGGGAGGCGTGGTATCAAGCAGTTCGGCGTTGTTGGAGGTTCGGGCAGGAGAGAGAGGTGACGGTCAACGTCGTGGCGAGCGAAGCGGAACTGTTGGTGATCAAGAACATGGAGAGGAAGGAGAGGCAGTCTTCGGAATTGTACGACGGTATCATTCATGAGATGGAGGATTTTCAGTTGGGACAAAGGAAGGAAAAGGGTGAGCAGATGATGGAAATGGAGGTGCCTTCGTGGTTGTGAAGAAACAGAAGATAACTGACGAATATGCTTTGTACTGCGGGGATTGCATTGACGTGCTCCCTGAGATCGAGGGCGAATCCGTGGGGTTTTCAGTCTTCAGCCCACCGTTCGCGGATCTGTACAAGTATTCCGATGATGATCGGGACATGAGTAACTGCCGTTCGATCGAGGATTTTTTCGTTCACTTCGATTTTTTGATCGAGCAGTTGAAGCGGGTGATGATGCCAGGGAGGATCGTTGCTGTTCATTGCATGGATTTGCCGACTTTTAAGAGGGACGGGCAAGAGATCGGGATTTGGGACTTTCCCGGTGAGATCATTCGTCGTTTTCTCAAACACGGATTCGTCTATCATTGTCCCCGCATCGCGATTTGGAAAGATCCTCTGTTGGCCGCCGTCAGAACGAAGGCTATCGGGCTCGCGCACAAGCAGTTAGTAAAAGATTCTGCAATGGTGAGAGCTGGGATTCCCGATTGTATCATTGCATTTCGGAAGAATGGAATCAACCCGAAGCCGATCGAACATACTCGTTGCCCGACGGAATATCACGGTTCGAGGAAGATTCCGAAGAATCTTGACAGGTATATAGATCATGATGATATGAGGACGAACAAGCGAAGTCATTGGATTTGGCAGCAGTACGCGAGCCCGGTTTGGTTTGATATTCGGCAGACGAATGTGCTGCCGTATCGAGAGGCGAGGGACGGTGATGACGAGAAGCACATCTGTCCGCTTCAGTTGGACGTGATTGAACGCTGCATGGAGTTGTGGAGCACGAAGGGGGACGTGGTTCTTTCTCCATTCATGGGGGTCGGTTCGGAGGTATACGTCGCTGTGAAGAACGGGCGGAGGGCCATAGGAATCGAGCTGAAGGAATCTTATTGTAAACAGGCTTGGAGGAATCTTCGTTCGTTGGAAAGACGGAAAAAAACATCCTTTGGATTATGAGGATCAGCATGACTGAAGAACTCTACAAACGCCACCGTCCGCAGAATTTCAAGCAGGTGATCGGACAGGATGCTGCGGTTCGCTCTCTGGTCGAGATGGGCAAGCGGAACGCCGTGCCTCACTGCATCTTGTTCTCCGGGCCTTCGGGCGTCGGTAAAACCACGATGGCGAGAATCCTCCGTCGAAAGCTCGGCTGTGGAGACGCTGACTACAGGGAGATCAACGCGAGCGACTTCCGCGGGATCGACATGGTCCGAGAAATCAGATCGAACATGACGCTGGCCCCGATCTCGGGCAAGTGTCGAGTCTGGACGATCGACGAATGTCATCAACTGACGGCCGATGCCCAGAACGGCATCCTCAAGATATTGGAGGACACGCCGAAGCACTGCTATTTCATGCTTTCGACGACCGAACCGCACAAGTTGAAGAAGACGATCATCACCCGCTCTCACGAGTGCAAGCTCGTGGCGTTGAGTCGGAAGGATTTGAAGCGGGTGGTGTTGGACGTTTTGAAGCAGGAGGGAAAGACGGGGTTGTCGGAAGACGTGATGGAAAAGTTGGTCGACGTGGCAGAAGGGAGCGCGAGGAAGGCCCTTGTAATTTTGCATTCGATAATAGGAGTGGAGGAAGAGGAACGGCAGCTGCAGACGATCGCGGAGGGGGACTACAAGGCGAAGGCGATCGAGATCGCAAGGCTGCTGTTGAATCCCAGAGCTTCGTGGGGAGAGGTGGCGAAGGTGTTGAGTGGGCTGGACGAAGATCCGGAGCAGTTGCGGTATATGTTGTTGGCGTATTGTCGGAAGGTGCTTTTGGGCGGAGGTAAGATGACGGCTCGTGCTGCGAACATCATCGATCGGTTTCAGGACGCGTTGTTCTACAGCAAGCAGGCCGGTTTTGCTTTGGCTTGTTATGACATCGTGAAGGGAGAAGAGTAAGGAGGTTGAATTGTTATGAAGAATTGGTTGTTTGTGCTTGCAGGCTTTACGTTCATTGCTTCGTTGGTTGAAGGCGTTACTGGGGCTGTATTTGAACGTCACGGTGATCACGTTCGGGCGACAAAATGGTATGCTTGTTCTGCAAGTACGGGGACTCAAGCGGTATTTTGGTTGCTGGTGAGTCAAATCATGGGAGGGAATTGAGATGAGTTGGGAAGAAAATGGTTCTTGTTTAGATATCGATGAGTTTAATCTCGATCAAGCATGGGTAAAACAGCCGAGACTGTATTTCACGTGGGCCAAAAAGGCTGCGGATGCCCGCCGAGACATGGACCAGCTCAAGGCTGATTTGGAGGTGACTCGGGCGGAGATAGATTCCGATGTTCGCCGAGATCCTAATAGTTTCGGTATCGAGACCAAGATCACGGAGAAGGTGGTGGAAGCCGTCGTTGCTCAAGACGTTCGTTGCGTTGGTGTTCTCAAACGGATGAGGGAAGCAAAGCACCGTTTCGACGTCGTTTCGGCCGTGGTCGCATCGTTAGACCAGCGGAAGAGTGCTTTGGAGCAGCTCGTGCGATTGCGTTTGGCTGATTACTACAGCGAGCCGAGGGCTCCGAAGGACAAGCGGGAGGAGATGGAAGAAGTGGTGAAGCGGGAGACGCGGCGGAGGGGAAGAATCGGGAGAGACGAAGATGGGTAACGTTGTTTTGATCGTTTTGGTGGTCGTGGTGTGCTTTCCGTTTATGGTATACATGAGCGTGAAGCTTGGCACCTGTGCTTATTTTCAAGGTAAGGCTCTGTTTGAAAGGGAAAGTGAAGATGGGAAGAAGTAGAAAGGCAAAGGGCAGAAACTATTCGTCGGCCAAGCGGAGGGCCGAGACACACAAGGGCGGATGGGAGCAGACGACGTTGAACGTCGGGACTGACATCAAGTTTTTCACGCTGGATCGTGAAGGCATTCGGAAGATTGACATCTTGCCGTATCAGACGAAGGCGAGCACTTCGTACGTTGAGTCGGGGGAACTGCACTACGAACGGACCTTTTGGATTCATCGCAGCGTGGGAGCAAACAACGATGCATACGTTTGTCTGGCGAAGACGATGAACAAGCCGTGTCCGATCTGCGAGCACCGCAGAGGGTTGATGAAAGATCCGGACGCGGACGAGAACGTGATCAAGGAGATGGCCCCGAAGGAACGACAGCTTTGGAACGTGATCGACCGCGACGAGCCGGACAAGGGGGTACAGCTTTGGGATATTTCGTATCATTTGTTCGGGAAGCTGCTGGACAAAGAGATTCGCAACAGCGACGAGGACGATGAGTTTGACACGTTCTTCCATTTGGAGGACGGCAAGGTATTGAAGCTCGGGATCGGTGAACGCAGCTTTGCCGGTCGGTCGTTTTACGAGGTCGAGACGATCGGCTTCAAGAATCGTCCGGAACCTTACGACGATGATGTGTTGGAGAAGGTTCATTGCTTGGACGACTGCTTGCTGGTGTTGGAGTACGACAAGCTTAAGGCAATTTTTCTCCAGACCGAGTCTGTCGGTGGGGACGAAGAAAAGCCCGCTCCCCCGTCCGAAGAGAAGAAACCTCGAAGGGAGAAATCAGAGAAGAAGGAAGTGAAATCGGAGCGGCGGGAGTATTCCGCCGGAGACACCGTCTTTTATCAGGGAGGGCCGTGCGAGGTGTTGAAGGTGTCTGGTGATGGAACGAGTCTGATGCTCGAAGACCTGGACGGAGAGATTCATCGGGCGATCGGTCACGACGATCTCGACGACGAGAAGGTCGAGAAGGCAAAGCCTCCGAAGAAAAGCAAATCGTCCAAGCCGAAGGAATCCGTCGAGGACGAAGTGGAATCGTCTCAACCAGAAACTACGGAAGCTGTGGCCGACGATGACGATTGGGATGATTGGGAGTAGCCCCCCAAAATAGGGGATAAAGCCCCCAGGATCGATTCTAAGGGTGGGTCGCGTCTAAGGTCTAAACATACTGACCCCCTCCCGATCGGCGATCCTGGGGGCAGCCAGGGGGATACAACGGGGGTTCTGCAAGGGAGGAAGGGGAACGGTGGAAAGCGTCGACGAGATGAAGAAAATGCTCCGACGAGAAAAGAAGCAACAGCCTCCGAAATTGTTGCTCGGCAGCGGTTCGACGCTGGTCAACTTGGCGTGCAGCGGGGGCATCGAGGGGGCCTTCCTCGCTGGGCACTATTATTTCGTCGTCGGCGACTCGATGAGCGGGAAGACGTGGCTTGGGTTGAGCTGTTTCGCCGAAGCGTCGATCGACTCAAAGTGGGACGACTATCGATTCATCTACGATCCGACTGAGGGAGGGGCTTTGATGGATTTGGAGAAGTTCTTCGGTCAGAGGGTTGCAGAGCGAATCGAGATACTCGACCCGCCGAGCGGGCCGGTGGAGGAGTTCTATTTCAACGTCCATGATCAGTTGGAGAAGAAAAAGCCGTTTCTCTACGTGCTCGACAGTCAAGATTCGTTGAGCAGCGTTGCCGAGCGTGAGAAGTTTGACGAGGTGAAGAAAGCTCATCGGGCGGGGAAGGACGTGGCTGGGAGCTATGGCGACGGCAAGGCCAAGGTACATTCTGCCAACGTGCGGAAGTTGATGGGGCCGTTGATGAAGTCGGGATCGATCTTGATCGTGCTGAATCAGACGCGGGACAGCTTCGATGCTTTCAAGCCCATGGCGTATTCCGGTGGTCGTGCTTTAAAATTCTATGCAACTTTGCAGCTCTGGAACAAGGTGAAGGGAAGGATAAAAAAGAGCGTGCGTGGGAAACAACGACAGATCGGTGTCTTGGTGAAGGTTTCGGTGAAGAAGAATCGTATGACGGGTCGGGAGCGGACCGTTGAGGTGCCGATTCTTCACAGCTACGGAATCGACGATGTCGGTTCATGCATTGACTACTTGGTCGACGAGAAGGAATGGAGCACAGAGGGTAAGGGAATGATCGAAGCGTCGGGGCTCGGGCCGGTGTTCAAGGGTCGTCGAGACACTGTGATTGCGAAGATCGAGCAGGAGGGCATGGTCGATGATTTGAAGATGTTGGTTCAACGTGTTTGGGATGACGTGGAGAAGGCTTGTGAGGTGGATCGTAAGCAGAGATATGACTAGGGGTATAGTTTTTGAATAGGAGAATTGAGTGATGAGTAAGAAAAGGAAGACTGTAGATTGGGTGGAGTTTGCAACGACTGCTTACTTTGCAGAGAAAGTAGGACTTGCTACGAGGGAGGAAGAGGTATGGATGGAAAATATGGATTGGAAGTATGCAGAGTTGAATCCTGGGAGGCTGACAGGAGCGAATAGTTCAGTCATACAGGATATCTGTGAGAGCATGCTTCAAGGCCATCCTATCCACAAGCCATTACTGGCGAGGCTTCCGAGCGAGAAATGCTTTCCTGTGGATGGTTTTAGAAGGAGTAGAGCGGCAAAAGAAGCCGAGCAGAAGAGTATTCAAGCTGATGTTATTGTTGGGGTGGTGGGAGAAAATGGAATTACGATGAATGTCCTTCGTGATCTGTCTGTTCAATGCAATCGTAATGGAGGATTGGGAATCGGACGCGAGGAGGCGATGGTGTATGCCATTGATTATGTCGAACGTCTTGGCTATTCGAGAGACAGGGCTTTGGAAGCTGCACTTCTACCGAAGGGATGCAAGACAAATCTGTCGAGGAAACTGCTGGCCAGAAAGATGGTGGGAGATTTAGTGGCATACGATGTAGTGGAGGTGTTGAAGATTCCGGAGACCACTCTTACTGCGTTCATGAGGGTGAAAGGGAATATGGTGATCCTTGGTGAATGTGTGAAGAAGGAATGGGATCGATGGAAGATGGAAGTTGCTGCAGAGCGATGCCCTTTGCATCAGAAGGAGAGAACGAAGTTCATTCGGTTCTTTCACAATGCTCTTGAAGTCTTTCGGTCTACGGAGAATCTGAAAAAGATAGGAATTGAGGAGAAGGAATATGAGATATATAAACAGGAATGGATCGAGTTTAAAAGGAAAGGGGATCGATTGTTTTCAGCGTAGGGTGTTCAAAGCTCTACAGAAGCATGGTCCGTGCACGGTAAGCGTTATTCACATCTTGTGTAGAGAGTTTATCCCTCCGGAGGTCGGATTTAGACGATTCGAAGGAGATGGTAGAAAGGAACGCGGTGCCGGGCGAGATATTTTTCAGTTGATTGAGTTGGGGGAGAAGAAGCGTGTACGGAGCACCTTAAATAGTTTGAGAATTCAAGGAACGATTGTAAATGAGAATGGTAGGTGGCGTGTAAAGAATTGAAAGGAGAACCATTATGAACCGCAGATCGATGTTCGCCGCGGCCGTCGGTGTCTTGTTGTCGCCGTTCGCCGTCTTGAAGGGGATGGAGGCCCGTACTCGACGGAGGGAGCGGGTAATAGAAGCCGTAAGGAAAATGTGGAAGGGGGAAACGGTTTATGGGCCACCGCAAATTGTGGATGGGATAATAGTGAAGAGTCAAGAGGCACTTTTCCGTAATGGGTATTGGCCGACAGTAAAGATTATCAGAAGAGGAGAATCGTCATGAACCGTCGATCGTTGTTGTCGTTGCTGCCGGTGCCTCTCCTCGCGTTGGCCACCGGGATGCCGAAATTCCGGAAGCGGTTAGAGGAGGCTGCTCGTCAAGAGGAAAAGCTGAAAGGAGGTTGGAAAAGGACGGTATACTGCAGGATTTGTCGTTATTGGGACAGGGAGCATATTTGTGTGATAGGTTCGGAGAGGCAATGCACGAGTGGTTTTGCAGAATGCAGGAAGACTCTTCCATATGATTCTGCGGATTTTGGGCGTTGGAGGACTACGGAATCGAGACAATGGTGTGGGGAGTTCGTTCGAGCGAGTGCAGAGCAGGTTCGTTCGGAGATCGCAGTTGCTCACAGAAGAATGGGGAATCAGAAGAAGAAAAATGCCTGACCTCTGGTTGATCCTGGACGTGCCGTTCCTCGCCCACCGTGCGAGTCATTCCGTCGGCGGCCTGTCTCACGGAGACGAGCCCACCTCCGTCGTCTTCGGACTGATGCGGGACTTGATCGGTTGGCGGGAGGTGTTTCAGACCGACAAGGTGGTGTTCTGCTTCGATCGGGGCAGGAACAAGCGGTTGGAATTGTGCCCGGAGTACAAGCAGAACAGGCTTCGGGCGGAGGAAACGGAAGAGGAGAGGCAGCAAAGAGCGAGGTTGCACGGACAGATTCGTCGTTTGATGGAGGACGATTTGTTTCGTCTCGGCTATCGGAACGTGTTTTGGGAGGAAGGATACGAGGCGGACGACGTCATCGCTTCGATCGTTCTGTCCAGTTTGTCGGGGGACGACGAGGCTGTCATCGTTTCCAGTGATTCGGATCTGTACCAGTTGATCGGTCCCTCGGTTTCGACGTTCGATCCGAGGGTGAACAAGCGTCGGACCCTTCAGTGGTTTCATCAGCAATTCGGAATCGCTCCCAGCCAATGGG